TTAATACACAAATCACAATGGATACAGCAAAAAATGCTATCAGAGGATTCTTTGATGACGAGAAAGCTGAAATGCTTAAAACCAGAACTGTAGAGAATATTCTTGAAAGTGGTTTAATTGGTGGTGATCTTGAATCTAGAAAAGGAACTGCTTGGGGTCTTGTTTCTGCCATGACACAATACACAAGCCACAACAGAACAAAAGCAGCTGACCAGACAGACGAGAGGACATTTGCTTCTCAACTAGATGGGTCTAGAAATTACATGAATAAAAAGTTCCTTGAATATCTAGAAACACAAATGCTTGTTACTGCATGACAAACAAACCTGACCTACTGACTCTGAAAGGGTCAGTAGGTATCAAATATTTTTACTATCTCCTAACTCAAGTAGGGTTGGGAGATACAAAAGCATACGAAATTGCACAAACTGCTGCACAAACTAATGCCTTTCTTGCAGATGGTGGTAAAAAGGGAATAAAAGCAGCAAAAAGTCTAATTGATCTAGAAGCTCGTTGGTATGATTCCGTGCGAAAAACCGATAAACCTGACTACAATTGCTATTCTGAAGACATTTATTTAGCAGAAGTCTGGTGTTGTTGGGATTTTTATGCACGCAAATACATAAATGACCTCAAAAATAATCGAAATGTACCACCATTTGGATTTAAAAAACTGATTAAAGATTATACAAACATTGTTGATCTCGGTAATGGTGTAGGAATGTCATCTGCTGCATTAAAACAAACTTTTCCAAAAAATATTGTTTACGGAACTAATCTTCCTGATACAACACAATGGAAATTTAATAAATTACTTTCTGAAGAATACGACTACAAACTTGTAAATGACCTTAAAAAACTGCCTAGAGATATTGAATTTGTTTTCGCTTCAGAATATTTCGAACATTTCCCTGACCCGATAAGTCATCTGACAGACGTTTTAACATATTGTAATCCAAAAATATTAGTCTGTGCAAACGCTTTCAAGCCTGACAGTATCGGTCATTTTGATAATTATAGCCATGGTTCTGAAGTTCTTACACCAAAAGAAATCTCTCGGGAGTTTACAAAGTTTTTAAAAGATAATGGCTACATTAAGTTAAAAACAAAACTTTGGAATCAAAGGCCAACAATATATTTAAGGGGTGGTTTACATTTGCTATAATTGTATTATATTTAAAAAATCCATAAACAATATGGCTCGCAGACCAAAAGGCTCAGTTCTTAGAACCTGTGTCATTCAATCTAAACTTACCCCTCGTGTCGGACAAGCTCTTGACCAATTTGCTAACCAACAACAAAAATCAATCAGCACAGTCGTACAGGAAGTTATTGAAAAAGAACTTACTGTATCTGGCTTTCTAAATGATTGACGAAGATTATTCAATGGAAATACAGGGTGACACAGATAACCTTGTAAGTGTTGAAAAGGAACAACAAGCATATAAAATGCTCCAATCAATTCCTTATTCTTTACCCCCTGCTGAATTTAATTGGGAACTAGCTGCAAGAGGTTTCTACACCAAAATGCAAAAAGAACGAAGTGATAAAGCTCTTGACGAGTTTGAAAAAGAACTTCAGCCTAAAATAAGCGGAGAAATGGCAGCATTTCTTGAGCTAGAAGCACTTGGGATTTATAGCGAAAAAGATCAATTCAACCCAAACAAAGCAGACAATGATTTCTACACCAAACGACTTGAACGAGTACGAAAACTACGAAGAGACGATACTCAAGGAGGACTTGGAAAAATTAAATCAAATAGATCAATACGCAATCAAAGTAATAGATTTAGAGAAAGATACTACAAGACAGATTGAACTGTTAAAACTTTGGACACAAAGAGATTTACATTTTTCAATCAGCAGTACATTTGCTTGGAAAATAATTTGTAAGGCTTCTGGTCAAAAGCTCGGTATTCCTGAACCAGTAAGCGGTGATACTGAAATTGATATTACTGAAGATTCAATGGTATGGGGTGAGATATTAATGTATGAAAGTTGGAATTTAATTTCGGCTTTACCAAAAGTTGGCAAATCCGCATTAGTAATTGGCATTGCAGGTGCTGTTTTAAATAATAAAAAAGAATTTTTAGGACTTCCATTACAACATAAATTTGATAATTTAATTATTGTTGGAAATGACCAAAGCAACAAACAATGGGGCAAACTATTTTTACGAGAATCTCTTTGTACAAAAAATGGGAACAGAATAAAAATTGACCCAAGAATTGCTCTTTGGGCACAAGGTTCTGGGATACAACTTAATGAAGAAGGAATACAGAGAATAGTAGAAGAATGTAAAAAAAGGCCTAACTCTTTATTACTGATTGATACCTTGAGATCAGTTACGTCTCAAATGGGTCTAGATGAAAACAAAACTGAGATTTCAGCACCAATAAGAAGAATACAAGATGCAACAGCAGACCTTGGTGTTACAGGCGTAATCCTGCACCATACAACAAAATCTGTTTATGGTGGTAATGCTGTTATTGCATCAAGTGGAAGTGCTGCGATTCCTGCTGCATTTGACCAAACTATTTTAATGAATTGGCTAAAACCTGTTTCAGATCAATCAACGCAAACAGATAAAAGAATTGCCATAAGCTGTATGGGTAGAGGAATCAGTTCAACATTAGTAGCAGAACTTACTGATAATAAATGGGTTTCACATGGCGATGGAGAAGAAGCGATACGAGCAGAAAAAATATCAGAACTAGAAGATAATTTACAGGGCAGACAAGGTGATGTTTATGACCGGTTAATTCAGGCTTGGGAAACAAATACAAAAATGTCTACTGTTGATATCGCTAACGCTTTAAATTTAACCGCAAACAAAGCTTTGCGGACATTAAAGGCATTAGAAAGAAAAGGTTTGGTAATGCAAGATGGTGTTGCTCCTCGTACAAACGAAAAAGGTAGGCCAATCGCTTTATTTAGACCAACTAAGGGGGACACATTTAATGGGTGTTTTAATGACTTTAATGATTTTAATACTAATAAAACCCCTAAAAACATTAAAACCCCTGCTTTTTCTCCTCCCCTGAGAGAACAGGTGCCAATAAATTTACCAGTACAACGACTTGTTGATAATGGTGATTGGCAAAATAATTGGATAATTTCAGACAATTCTGATTTATCTAACATACAAATAGCCAGAGTTGGCTCACCACACATTTGCATTGATAACTGCAAATGGTTAATTGACCTACGCCCCTGTAAAAACAACTAAAACAATGACTACCAAACCAAAATTACTAAATCCATTACCTATTGAGTTTGATGAAGAAACTCATAGATATATTTGGACACCAACAAAAGAGACAATGGCAAATTCAGTTACTTCCATTACTGGATTTGATATGCCAGAAAGCAAACGCAAAAGTATCGAACAGTTCAAACATATCTGGGCACCTCGTGGAACTGCTGTCCACAAAGCACTTGAATGTTATTTGCTTGATAAACAAGTACCAGAACAACCAAAATATGATGATTGGGTTATACCACTTTTAACACATCAGTATTTCCAAGAATTTTTTAAACCGCTTGCTGTTGAATATCGAGTCGTTGATTTAAAAAATAGTATTGGTGGAACACTTGACGCATATGGAATTGATACCAGAACTAATAAAAAAGTATTAATGGATTTAAAAACACAATCAAATCCAAACGCAAACGCATATAACACTAATGAACAGCTTGGTGCTTATTATTCCATGCTTAGTTCTAATGGCGTACAGGTAGACGAGTGTCGTACTGTTTGGTGCAGACCAAATAAAACTGTGGTTGGTGAATATCAAGACCCGCAACAATGTTATTCAGATTGGGTTGATAAGCTAGATGTATGGAGAATGTATCAAGAAGAATTTTAAATACTAGCAAAACAATTAAAAGGTACTACAATAAAGTACAGGAGTAGGGGTACTCCTGTTTGGTAGAGAAAGGGCTAGGGTTTTTTTGTTTGACCTAGCCCTTTTTTAATTCATAAAAAAAGCCCTATTTAAAGGGCTTTTATTTTAACTGTTATAAGTTTCGTCATGTGCTTGTTTGAGAGCATCTAAGAAATCTTTAGAGGTTTTCTTTTTACCACTCATGCGAGCCATTTTTTGATTAAACAGCATCCATTTTTGATCTTCTTTAGAAGGTTTTGAGTTTTTAGTCATAATTAAAAGAGAATAAAGCCCCCCGAAGGAGGCAATTGAATTTTAGCTAGGGATTTTTAATGACCCATTACTGTTTTTAAGATTCCAACATTCTTTAATTTTTATGTTGGCAGGTCTTTCAAAATCATTTTTCTTAAAAATAAAATAAATTTTTCTAAGTTCAGATTCTGTAAGTTGGTTTTTTACATCATGTTTGTGCATGAAGAATCCACCCTGCTCTGTAGCGAGCCAATTGTCAAAAGATAACATTTTAATAATTTATATAAAGCCTCCCGAAGGAGGCAGTTTGCATTAAACAACTACATATATTTTTTCAATATATGGACATTCTTCTTTTGATTCAAGGCAAGTAATGTTCCCAGAATAATCTGCTGACCACCCTTCGGCTTTTGATATGTCATAAAGATGAACACATAATCTTTGCTCGCCAGACTTTTTGAATTTAAACATGTGCTTCCAATCTTGTTTGAAATGCTTTCCGGCCTTATAAGCTAGAACATGATTATCTTCATCTGAGCCTTGTGCCCAAGAAGAACCGCCACCGCTTGTATAAATAATTGCAAGCTTTGTGGCTTTGTCGTCAACTGTTTTAGTTGACTTTTTAGACTTGTTAGTCATAATCTTAAATTTTCAAGTTTCGTTTGTGTTAGAGTTTCCCCCAACAAGTTAATTATAATACAATTAATTTTATTTGTATTACAATTAATTAGTCTTGTAACAATCTGAAACAATTGTATTACAATTATTACAGTTTTGTAAACATATCATTTATTGTATTACAATTACTAAGTTTTATTGTATTATATAAATATACCAATCAAACAAACCTCAAACAAAATGGACATCTTTGAAAGAAACCAACCAAGAAGATTAGCTTTAGCAGAAGCAATCAAAAAAGCTGAAATTGAACTTGAATTAACTGACCAGTACTACAGGTTGCAAATCTTAAAACAACAACAAAAAATGCTTCCAAACAATCAAGGCTACACAATGTCTGACATCAGTTGGGAAAGAGCAAAGCAACTTGGCAAAGAAGAACTTGCTCAACACAGAGCTAGAATTGACAAACAGAACAATGAAGATTGGGAAGTTAACGAAAGAAAAT